CGTCGTGGGCGCCGTTGGGGAACTGCGCGGCCTCATCGACGAGCTCGTCGGGGTCGAACAAGGCGACCTCCGGGGCGGGCAGGAACACGTTGCCCGCCTCGATGAACGGGCTGACGGCGTTCGCCCGCGCGTACTTCGACTCCGTCGGTGTCACCGAGACGATCCCGGGGATCTTCGCCCGGAGCGTGTCGATAACGGCGGTGCCGTTCGCCTTGTCCTCCACCAGCCGCGCCGAGGCTTCCGGCCAGCGGGCGGCGAGGGTCTTGAACGCGGTGAGGGTCTCAGTGAAGGTGAGGCGCTTACGGACCTGGTCGAGGAGGTAGACCTGCGCGCCCCGGCGCGCCCACACCTGCCCGACGACGTAGTCACTGCTCTTGGTGTCCTTGAACGCCATGTCCCAGGACATGACCAGATCATCGACCTCAGGCACCGTGTACGCGTCCGCGACCGTGGGGTGCTGCGACCACAGGGGAGTGGAGTATCGGCGCCACCACTGTCGCTGCCACACGTTCCCCGAGTCCGGCGACGGCCTGCCTTGGTACAGGGCCGTGAAGACCCTGGTGCCGGCCTGGATGCGGATCTGCTCCCACTCCACGGTGGTGCGTCCGCGCGCGGAGGTGAGCCACTCGCCCGGCTGGCGTGCGAGTGGATCGGTCTGGCCCTTAGCGGGGTCGTGATCGGCGAGGGCGGGGATGTTGACGACCCGCCAGCGGTGCCCGTCTTCGGCGGCGAGGAGACGCCCGGCGAAGTCGTCCTCATGCCACCGGGTCATGATGACGATCACCGGGGCGCCGGGGGCGAGACGGGTGGAGCCGACGGACTGCCACCAGCCCCAGACCCGCTCCCGGTAGTAGGCGGAGTCCGCCTGTTCCTTGTCGGAGAACGGGTCGTCGACGACGAGGGCGTCGATGGGGCGGCCGGTGAGGCCGGAGCCGATGCCGACGCAGACGACGCCGCCGCGGTGCCCGGCGAGTTGCCAGCGTTTCGCGGAGCCGTAGTCGCGGGCGATTTGGACGCCGATGTCGAAGGTGCCTTCGGTGCCGTCGCACATGGTGATCCAGTTGCGGATCTCCCGGCCGAAGGTCTCTGCGAGGGACTGGGAGTAGGAGACGATGCCCATGCGGCGTTCGGGGTCTCGGGTGAGGGCCCACAGGGTGCCGGTCTTGGTGACCCGTTCGCTTTTTCCCTCTTGGGGGGGCATGGATACGATCAGGCGGGCTCCTGGCGTGCTGTACGCCCACATGATCTCCCGGTCGATCACGTCCAGCGCAGGGGTCTGCACCGTCGCCGGATTGACCAACCTGGCCAGGTCCCCGGGTGTCTCCCACTTCGGTTGGCGGGCGCGCCGCGCTTCGCGGGCAGCCTCGAGGTCAGTCCGAAGTTCCCGGAGCTGCTGCAGCTTCGCCAGCTTCAACTCCAAGAGCGGCGATCTGCTGGTTGAGGTCGGCGATGGCGGCGTCGATGGCATCGACCGTCAGCACCTCCAGCCGCTGCGGCGCATCCAAGCCGCGGAGCTTCGCGACCCGGTCGAGGATCTTCACGAGGCGGTCGATGGCGGCGAGGACCGGGCCCGGGTCGGCGAGGGGCACTCCCTGGGGGTCGGTGACGATCTTCCCGGCCTGGGATACCACGTAGTGCCGCGCCCGAAGGACCTTGTGGGCTTCCTCCGCGAGGTAGTCGAGTTCCCGGAGTTGCTCCTCGCGGTAGACCTCCACCGCAGCGTCCTGCCGGGCGATGGATTCCTCGAGCGCCCGCGAGTAGTCCCGGCTGGCGGCTTCGACGCTGCTGTAGCCGAGTTCCTTGTAGAACTGGGCGTAGGGGATGCGCTGGCGCCGGTACTCGACGAGTTTGGCGCGGCGCTCGGCGACCTCCGGATCCGGGACCCAGCTGGTGGCGTTCTGGCCTTTGGGTTTGGGCACGGCGCGCCTCCCGGGCTCAGGACTGCGCGGGCGGTTCGGCCGGCGCGGGGGCGGGCGCGGGCTGCTGGCCGGCGAGGACCTTGGCGACCTCGGCGGCGACTGCCTTGGCGAGGGCTTCCAGGTCGAGCTTGCCGCCCGCGACGGCGGTCTCGACGGCCTTGACGAGGTCGGCCTTGAAGGCGTCGGCGGCGGGGGCGAGGTCGTTCTCGATGGCGGTGACGACGGCGTGGACGTCTTCCTCGGAGCGGTGGAAGAACGCGGCGATCTCGGACTTGGCGTTGGTGAACCAGGACATGGGGTGCCTCCGGTGAGGGCGTGAGGGTGGGTTACTGCGGGGGGCCGGGGTGCTGGCAGTCTTCGCAGCACAGGCCGTCGTGGTTGCCGTTGGCGTCGGTGGTGTAGTCGGGGGTGTCGGCGCTGATTTCGCAGTCGCTGTACGGGGTGCCGCAGGTCTCGCACGGGCCGATCTCGTCGGATGCGTTGATGGCGGCGAGTTTGCTGCCCTTGGGGAGGATGACGACTCCGGCGATGCGGACGCCGTGTTCGGTGAGCCACGTGGCGAGTAGCTGGCCGAAGTCGTCGATCTGCTCCATGGTGAGGTCGTCCCAGCCGACGGTGACGGCGAGTACTTCGTCGGGTTGGAGGTCGAGGCGGGTGATCCGCTCGATCGGGAACGGGTCGGTCACTGGGCGGTCCGCATCTCGGCGACGAGCCACCGGAAGGTGCTGGTGGGGTAGTTGCCGTCCTCGTCTGGTGGCGGCATGGGGAAGCCGTCGAGGAGGGGCCGCCCGTGCTCGTCGGTGAACATCGTCAGCACCGCCTCGACCACGCCCCCGGCCTCGGCCTTGATGGTGATGTCCAGGCCGGTGACGGTGAGGAGCTGCCGGCCGGTGTCCGTGTCGGTGAGGCGGATGCCCCAGCTGGGGAGCGGCTGGCCGGGCTTGGTCTTGGGCCAGGTGATGGCGACGCGCCCGGCGTACTCGGTGGCGGTCACTTCGCACCACCAGCGCACCGCTGGCAGGGAAGCTTGCGGTGGTGGGCCTGGCACTGGTCGGCGTGGGCGGGTTCGTAGCGCGGGGCGGGCCCGTTGTAGTGCGGGCGGAAGCGGCGTCCCTCGGCGGCGCGGCGGACACGGCGGGGGAGGAGGTTGCGGTACACGGGCATCTCCTGGGGAACTGGCGGGGGAACTGGGGTGCGCGCGGCCTGTGGCCCGCAGTTCCCCAACCGGAACCAGGGCCGCGCGCACGCAAAAGACCCGGCCGCGCCACGCACGCCGGGCAGTCAGAGGGGGTTATTCGCGTCCGTCGAGGGCTTGGTGGACGATCAGCAGCCCAACAACGTCTTGGTCGTCGGTGATGGGGACGAGGCGCGGCCCGCACACGCAGTCCGGCTGCTCGCTGCCGGTGTCGTGGCTCACCAAGTCCAGGCGGGGTTCGATGTGAGCGACCACCACCCGGTCACCCCTTCTCGTCGACTGGATCGTCGGTGCGTTCGACGGTGATCAGGCAGTCGTCGCGGACGGTGTACACGTCCTGGTGCCCGTCGTTCTTGAACGTGGTGAAGCCGTTCTCGGTCTTGTAGTAGGCGGCTTCCACGCGCTTCTCCAGCGGGGACGCGCCGCCGGGGAGGACGGTGGTGACGCGGTAGGTGTGGATGTCCAGGGGTTTGACGGGCATGACTGGTTCTCCTGCTGTTGGTGTTGGTTGTTGCTCGCGGCCCGCCACCACCAGGGTCGGGCCGCGAGCGGGCCCGGCACCCTCGAACCGGGCGCGGGCACCCGCCACGCCGGGGCGAACGGCAGCAGCGGGAAACCTAGGCGGGCACAGTGCCGAACAGCTTGCGGACCCGGTCCTCAACCCGGTCCTGCACCGCCCCCGTGCACAGGCACAGCCCGGCGCCGGGACGCTCCGGGTACACCACCGCCGCCGACGCTGAGCGGGGCAGCAGGCCATCGGCGCGCATCGCACCCATCAGATCCACCGCAGCCAGGCACTGATCCCGAGTCGGGCGCGTGGTCCTGAATAAGACCTGCGCCGCCCGGCGCGCCTCAACACCCGGGTGAGGCATCGACATGCGCGGCATCACGCGGCCTTCCGCTCGGCGACGATCGCCTCGATCTCCGGCCTGGCGTACAGCGTCCGCTCCGACCGCCGCCGGCCTGGGAAGCGGTGGATCCTGCCGCGGGTGGCCCACTGGCGGATCGTTGCCTCGGTGACGCCAGCCATCTCGGCTGCTTGGTCGGCGGGGATGAGGTCGTCGGCGTAGATGTCGGTGGGGCTCACGCTCACCCCCCGGAAACGCAGCGAGCCCCCGAGCGCGAGGCTTCGGGGGCTCGTAGAGACACGTGTTCTCAACGAGGGCATTGTGACGCGGAAAGATCAGCTGCGCAAGCCCGTCCGTTCAGGCCGCCTCGTGACGCGTCGCCTCGTACAAGCTCACCCACTCCTCCCGGCCCCACCTGGTGCCGCACCCTTGGCACAGCACCGACGTCCGGTTGATGTCCACGGCGAGGCGCTGCCCGCACTCGTGCCCGTCGTCATAGACGGCCCGGCACACGACGTGGATGAGTCGCGGGCGGGTGCCGGTGAGGGTGTTGCGGGCCTGCCAGTACAGGATCGCGATCACGTCCATGTCGTAGGCGATCTCCTCGTACTGCTCGACCGCCCAGGGAAGGTTGTTGGCCAGGAACCGGGTGTGTTTCGGCACGGCCCGGGCGGGGTCGCCGCGCCACGGCGCGAACACCCGCACCTTGTCCGCGCGCGCGGGGATGGGCCAGCCGAGCGCGGCCCGCCAGTTGTCCTCGATCGCGGCGAGGCTGGCCGCGATACCGCCGACCGCGATGAGGTTG